CGTGAGTAATATAACCAACATCATCACGATCAAACGATTGAAGTTGATAACCTCTTGATACTAAAGATTTTGCACCAAAGTTGGAGTTGGAGTTGGTGATTGACATGTCACCACCAGACTCTGCTAAGAAGTGATTAGCAAATCCAATAGCAAAGATTGATACGCACTGAATGAATGCTCCATTAGCAGCACGAATATGATAATTATTATATGCTGGCTTGTAAATTGCCTTTGAGTTTAAATGTAAAGGCTTATTTGCGTTTGAAGTTGTATTATTGTCTTGATATTGCCCCGTAGTCTTATCATAAATTACAAACGCATCATCATCTTTTTGTAGACCAATACCAGTAAACTGTGCAACAACAATAGATTTGAATCCTGTTGCGCTTGCACCATCAGCATTAAGACCGCTCATGCCATAGGCTGATCTTAAGCTGCAGTTGAAAATATATGGGGAAGCACCACTTACGCTATCAGGTTCAACAATAAGAGTTTCTCCACCAGTTAAAGAAGGATTTAAAGCACCTGGAGTTGCACTTGCTCGATACTGGAATCTTCTAGCACTGGATACACCAACAACATAATAAGAACCATTGAAGACTGTAGATGTAAATCCACTAATTCTAACAGAATCATCAATGTTTAAACCATGATCTAGTGCGCTATCGACAGTTATAAGATTTCCTACTGCTGCAGCACTAGAAATGCCAATATCATTTGCGTTGACAGCACCAACAATTTTAAATTCTGGAGTATTTGGTTCAAAATCCAATGTTGATGGGAAATCACCAATTGCTCTACCCGAACTATCACCGTAAGCTTGAGCAACTTTATAATAATACATCTGCAAATCAGATAATGCAGATGATGTTCCAACACCAACACCATTTACACCATCAGCATACTCAAATACTGCTAATTTGTGGTGAGAGAAGGTAGGTGTTTTAGTATTGCCATTGTAGTCATAATAAACCGAATTGTTTAGATCACCATCAAAGGCAGAAAACTGCCAAAAATAACAACCACCAGTAAGCTTAAACATTGCTGTACTGGTAATTCCTGCATTTGCTGGATCAGGAACAAATTTTGGTCTAATTTTTGTTTTACGAAGATCTAAACCAACAATTGATGTTCCTCTTGGAACAATTACACCACCAATGGTAGAGTTAAACTTATAAAGAACGTTGGAAGGATCTTCAATGTCATAATTAGAGGTATTTGTTAATTCTGTTAATGATGCTAAATTACCATTAATATCTCTATATTGAACATTACCACCAACGTTTGCAACAGATAATCCAGGTCTGTTATCAACATTATAAGTACCTGGATAAACTAAAACTGTAGTTTTGTCAAACTTATCGTTATTTTGACCAATATTATACGAAAATCTTGCTGCTTCAATTAACGCCCTTTGAATCGTTTTGAAAGGTCTGGTTAACGAATTACCTTGGTTTTCAATACTATCGGTTGCGTCTAAATCTGATGGATTGACGTATAGAATGTTACCATCAGTGTTCTTTAAGAAATTTTCTAATCTGCTTAAAGGCATGGAAATATAACCATAAAGGAGCTATTATGGTTTATTTATATCATGGAGAATAGGGGACTTGAACCCCTGACTTGCAGCTTGCAAAGCTGCCACTCTACCAACTGAGTTAATTCCCCTGGCGGCCCTTTTGTTTAACGGAGGAGTAGCCGATCCCCACTATAAGAATAAGATTTGGACTCTTATTCTGTTTGTAGGAAGAACCAGACATGTCACCTAATGAAGCACTTCTGGATCTTCCAAGCCCCCGACTGGATTTGAACCAGCGACCAATGGTTTACAAAACCATTGCTCTACCACTGAGCTACAGAGGCATTAATCTTGTGGCAACATTTCTGGATTTTCCAGTTCCAGTTCAAACAACATTGGATGACACTGCTCATCAATTAAATAAAATGATGTTCTGTATAAATCCTCTGGTTCGTACCTTCTTTCTTTGTCTGCCACTTCTATCAATTCCAGATCAGTAATTGACTCATCTGGAAGTTCGTCAAAAGTAAAAGGAATGCCTTCTATAAAGTACATCAAGACAATTTGCATTCCCTTGTTGTACCAAACATATCTAGCGTCAATACGATATTTCATTGACGATCTTTTCTTTTGTTTATTTAGATACCAAAAAACCTTTTTGGCATTTTTTTGGCGGGATTTTTTTCCGACCTTTTTTGTAACCAAAAGTCAATTTTGGTTTAGGTAGGGCGAGGGAGACTTGAACTCCCACGGGCATAAGCCCAACAGATTTTAAGTCTGGTGTGTCTACCGATTCCACCACCGCCCCGTGGTATGCAGTAATTATAGCATGGAGGTTATAGGCTGTCAATAGGTCAGATCAAAAATAATTAAAGTTTATTACTATCCGATAATTTGAATTTGTACAAGTGGTTCCTGTATGTAGTATGTTACCATCAAATTCGACATACCTATTTGCAACACTTTCCACTTTAGAACCATCTTCAAATTTTGTGTAGCCGTTATTATCATTTAAGTAATATATTCCAGTCTTAAAATTTGAAAATGGTTGGTCTGTATGGTAACCATGTTCTATTATTTCATGAGTTCTGGTTGTCAGATTACATTTTATTCTAACTAAAGCTTTGGGTTTTAAGTTATCAATAAAAGGTGTCAACAACTCAATGTAATCACTAGTTGGTCTAAATCCATGATAAAACCCATGATAAAATTGAAAGTTATAATTTGGGTTACAAAATTTTTCGTGATAATCGTCAAGAACTTTACTGTAATGCCAAGGAAAACTATCTGATGTTATTCCTTGTTGCAATTGTAAAAAATCTTTTTTGGATAAAAAATTATCGATTATATTCATTTGTGTAAATTGGTGGGTGAAAATTACAATACTCGTTAAAAGTAATTTTCATTTCTTTGTTAGTCAATCTAGCATGTGCTGCTGCTTTTGGTAGGTTCCATTTTGCATGGAACAGCATTTCCATTGCTTGTCTAGTTTCTGGTCTCATAAAGTTTCAAAATTGGTGAGGAGGAGATTTCTCTCCTCCAGCAACTTCCTTCACACGGACTATTATATTATAGCATCGTTTGTTGGGTCTGTCAAGATAGTGAGAATAGAACTCATTCTAGTGCTGTCTGCTTGCATACGTTCTATTCCTTTCCTTAAACTATATCTTCTAACTTCTGCTTCAGTTCTTTCCGACTTTAAAGTATTTGCAGTTGTAATTATTGTAGATACTTGTGATCTCAACGCAGTAATTTCACTTTCCAAAGTTGCGATAGCAGCTTTACATGCGGTGCAAGTTGCATTATCTCCTGCTGTAGGTGTGACAGTTGTAATACCATTTGTACCTGTCAAATAACCAGGCCCTGTAAGAGAATAGTAAGTTCCTAAAGAAGCTCCGCCATTATTTGAATAAACATTGAACGATCCAATGCCACTTGTTGCAGAAGATAAAGTATTGCTTGTTATATTTCCGTAAGGCTGATCTCCATTATAAGATGCTGTGTTTATATTCCAAGTGTTTGCTTGTGCAACATCTTGATTGACAGTTGTAGTTGTTGTGGTTCCACAACCTACCACGTTTTGTGCCGTGGATCCGATGCTTATGATTTGCTGTTGTTTTGCAACAATCTGTGCAGTGATAGAAATGATTTGATTATCAAACGCTTGAATAGATGGCAAAAAATCATCAATTCTATCTTCGGTTGGCGCAATGAGTGGTGTGATTGCACTTACAGCATCTGCGTTTTCGCCAATCTTATCATTTAGATATTTAATTACACGTTTTGATTTTTCAGTTGCCATTATTAATACCTATAAAGTCTTGTCCTGGATAATCTTTAACCGAAGTACCTTCATACTCTACTACTAATTTATCTAGATCTTTTCTTTCAGCAAATACTGTATAATGACAATAAACTTTTGTTAGTTTCTCCGACCCAACTACAATTTTTTCTGATGTAATATCCTTAACGTGTAAAGTTGCGTCGGAATGTTTCCATGCGGTTAATTGAACTGTGATAGAATTTTCATCTACAAGATCTTTCCAATACTCAGGAAGATAGATGATGTGTTCACCTTCAAGTTTCCCTCTATAAAATACAGCAATCTCTGGCCCCTCAATCGCAACATGTCTAAGACGATGATTTGGTTTTGATGGGTGTGGAATATCAAAAGGCTTTGCTGGTAATGCTTTTGCCAGATTAACTTCTGTTGTTACATCACCAAGTCCAGTAATTGTAATACCAGTGTTAGCTGTGATTCTAGCGTTAGCAGTAATCGCACCATTTGAAGTAATTGTGCCTGTAAAAATTGCATCCTTAAATGTTGCAAACTTCTCAACAAAAGCTACGCCATTAACATTCAATAAAGTCTTAATGTAAGTTGGAGCAAGAACGTCAACAAGACTTCCTTTGATTGTTGTTAAAGGACTTGTTAATGTTGTTGCTGTTGTGGCTAAGATGTTGTGGTTGATGGCACTGGCTTGCAAACCAATTCCAGGAAACGGAGCAACTCCATCACCTAAGGCGCTGATTTTTAATGCAGCTCCTCCTGGTGTATTCGTTGATGGAATAATATTAACAACTGCAGTCTTAGGGAATGCAGGCCCCATAATTCCATCAATCAAAGTTCCACCAACAATCAAAGGCCCGTTAATGGTTGCAAGACCTGGAAGAACTGTAGGATTCTTAGGAATAAAAGTTGGATCTGAAAGTCCAACATGCAAAGTATTTTCTGCTGCTATCGAAGGAAAATTCATAATGTTATCCGATTCCAGTTAAACTTTTTAATAATGTTCCAGTGGCTCCAAGTATTCCCTTAGATAAATCTAAAGTCGATCCGCCAGTGGACATACTGCCTGCAATATTTAAAAATGTTTGCCCAGCAATATCCATTGCAAGACTAGCATTCATTGTCACATTTGTACCTGAAATTTTAATTGTATCATAAGATGATATATTGATATCATTTGTTGCAAGTATATCTATGTTGCCATTTGATTGATCTTCTGTTTCAGGACCTGATGCAGAAATGACTACGTTTCTACCAGACAAATATAGTGTTCCCTGTGGCGCTTCAATAACTACATCACCTTTCTTAGCGCAAATCCATTTGGCTGGAATGTGTGGCTGTTTAGCATCGGCATTAGCTTGCAGCTCTGTTCCAACAACTTCAACAGAAACACCACTGACAACTTTAACATTTCTACCATCATCCATCCCGTAAATTTCACCATCACCATTTTCACAGATCAGTGCATAATTTACTTTACCATGAATAGGCATGGTATTACCACTGTCTATTCTGTAACGCTTTTTTATTGTAGTTTTTACTTTACTCATCTCTGTACACAATCAACAACTTGAATCACTCTTCCAACTCCTAATGCACCAGCATCTTCTTTATTTACCTCAATAAAATCAAAGGTTGGTTTGACCTTTGCACCAGCACCAGTCAGACTTACTAATAATAGTTCTGGCAGTTCAGTAAATCCTGATCCAGGTGCAACAACATCAATGTTTAAAATAGATCCATTAGGCCCGTAAGTAATTTGGAACTCAGGTAAGGTGACTAAACCAATATCGTTATCACCAGGAATAACTACGATTGAAGTATCCTCACCATAACCAACACCAATATTATCTACATTAACACCATTGAATTGTGTTACATAAGAATTGGCGTTAGCATCTGTACTGCCATCAGAAGGTGCAGGTGCAGGCTCCGATCCATAGGTTTGTACGGTTTGAGTATTTAAATAACCAGATCCAGGTTCATCGATAACAATACTTGTTACCTGCCCACCATTAATAATCGCTCTTCCTCTAGCATTTTGTCCATTATTACATGAATCAATGAACGAAACATAAGGAGGTTCAAAATAACCACCGCCGCCATTAAGAATATTAGCACCAATAACTTGCCCAAGATTGTTTACAATCGCAGTTGCTGATGCACCATTACCACCGCCACCTAAGATTGCAATTGATGGAGGCCCGCATCTTAAAACATCTGGAGTGCAGCTTCCAAAGCTTAAGTCAACATCCTCAAGCCCAAGATCCTTATAAAGATCACTCTTTAAATTCTTAAGACCACCAACACCTGCTTGCTTTAATATCTTGTTGAAGTTATCAATTTCTTTTTGTGAGGGGCCATATCTAGTGGTATAGCTTTGTGGAGGTGTGCAATTTCTTGGTTCACAATTAAATAGATTTTTAATGAACCCAACAACATTCATTGCCTTGGCAAGAATATCATTTGCATTACCTAGTGCTCCACCTAAGAAATTACTTAACTGTTGAAGTGTAGGGCCAACTGCATCTGCTAAAGAATTGAACATGCTGTTTAGCATTTGTCCGACAAAATTTTCTACTAAGCAAGTTGCAGTTCCTAAGACTTGACCAACCAACGACTTTAATTGATTGACAACATAAGTAAATATCTTTTTGATAAACTTTTTGAACAAACAATATATTGTGGACATGTATGTTCTGATGACTTGTCCAGCAGCATTTTGTTTTGGTTTTGGAAACAGATCTGCAATCAACTTATCCATTTTCTTGGAATACTCATCAAATAACCATTTCATTCCAAGCTTAACCATGTCAGTGAATAGAGAAGCAATCTCCATTCCTGTCTCTCTAATTTCACTTTCAATGTTGCCTAACTTATTTGCAATACCACCAACATAAAGATTTGCATAAGCCTGATAGCCTTCTAATCTTGCTAGGAAATCTTCCAACTTATCTGTAATCTTAGAAATCTTATCTGACTTACATGGATTAGGTGGATTAGATTTAATATCACTCCTCTTGGCAAAACTTCCTGCTGCCTGGTCAACATTTTTATCAGTGGTTCTGGAGATTTTTTCTATACCAGACTTAGATACGCTCGTGGAAACACCAACGTTAGCAGGATTTCCTACACCAGTTCCTACATTCTGTCCACCATTGGCAGGTGGAACTGGAATTTGATGAGCACCTAATTCTCCAGGAGATACTGGTAAAAATTCAGAACTATTTTTGGACGCTACTTGTGCAGATGTAATTAAGTCACTAATGTTAGATCCTTTATACAAAGATCCAATGATAACTGGTTGCTGACCATCATCACCATCTAAAAAGAAGCCAAATACAGTCTCTCCACCTTGATACTCATGAGAATCACCTTGAGACAATACCCCATTGGCAACTCCAGGTGGAACTAATACATGTGCCCAAGGTAAATCAGCATCTGGTAGTTGACCACCTTCTTTAGTATGATAACCAAATATTCTTACCTTTACTCTGTTATAATATTCTGGTGGTTTTTTGCCGTTGATGATGTCTTGACCAGACCACTTACCAGTGGTAGGTAAAACAACCACGCCAAGCCACCACACGAAACCATCCCTTCCAAGGTAGTGTGTTCTAATTAGTTGGTTGGATGATTGATCAAGAAACATTAGTCTTCGTATACTTTACACTCTAAAGCATTAGGATTAGCGTCACAAAATAATTCTAATGGGGTTGGATCATGATCATCTTCAGGATGACGCTCATGATATTTTTGAAGATCTTCTAATTCACCCTCAATATGGCGGCGCATTTGTGGGGAAACTGTGGGATCACTTAAAATTTCTTTATCCTTTTGGATATGTTGTTGAATGTTTTCCATTTTATGCTAATTGCGTTTTAATGTCATATGAATCTTTAACCAATTCAAGCGCAGTGTAACAATCCTTCCCAGAAAACGCATGGTGTAATGCCGTTATCATATAGCGACCAGAACTAATTGATTCGTAATTTTTATTTTGCATTTGGGAAGCTGTCTCGGGTATTCTACACTCTATAATTTGACCTGCTCTTAATGAAGGATTACATGGAATAGTAATTTTTAATATCTGAGAGAATAAAAGATTGTACCTTACGACAGCTTCTGCTTGATATTTAGGTAGGTCTGGATACAAAGAATCTTTGCTTAACTTTCCAGTCTTATCTAATGCACCAACATCTAAAGTTCTAACAAAATATCTAGATGGGAAATCTTGCATGTTCCCTGGCAGTGGTGGATATGTATCTGTAAGATTACCTGATGAGGTTACAATCTCACCATTATACTTCTGTTTTAATTGAAAGTCAACAAACTTAGGTTCATTTGTATACAGATTGTAAAACAAACTTTTGTTTGCATACATTCCCAAACGCAATGAATTCAATACATCATTGTTCTTTTCAATATACGAATTTAATATCCTGTATTTGTTAGCAACACGATTTGCATTTGTAACATCTTCCTGAGTATAGATTGGAACATTAGTTCCGCCTTTTAATAGTGTGTTAATACTTTTAAATACAAATCCATCTTGTGTTTCAAAGAAAAAATATCCTGGTGATTTTTTGTCAGGCGCTACAGCTTTAGGACATAAGAAGTTAAGTAAATCAAATGGTCTTTTATTATTTCCTACAAAAGAATAATTATTAGAACTCTTCTCGGTTACAATTGTTTTATTACTTTTTAATTGGCGGAATATTTTTTCTGCACTGACTCCTACGTTACCATCAAATCGATTTGGAACTCTAACAATTTCATTCATTAGAGTTTCATAACTAGTCAACTCTAAATTGTAAACACTTTTTGTAGATTCTCTTAAAGATTGTATCGTTCTAATTCTCAATCCTTTTCCTGGAGTAGAAAAATTAATCTCTCCACCTTGAAAATCTGGCACATTAATTGATCCTAATAGTTCTTCTCCACCATATAATTCAAGTCCAGAACTTTTAGTAATATCAATTATAGCAAAACTAATTCTTGCTGTAACCCCTGGCGATAATACGTTTTCATAAAAAGAAAAACTCGCAATGGATTTTGCACCTAAATCAATCTCCTTTAAATTAGAACTTGATTTAAGTGGTTTTATTTTAAAGCTGCCATATTCAAAACTATTTTCTGCAGACATTAACCAGTGGGGGTGATGAAGAAAGGATTAGCCGTAATCTTATTTAGTGACAGATTTGGAGGTGTCGTGGGTTCATTTTGCTTTACTGGTGGTGAAACACTAGGATTATCTGGTGGAGCAACTAATGCTAGTAATAAAGATTCAGGTTCTTCTTTCGTATTATATGAAACAAGATTGTTGTTTTGATTATTAGTTTTTTTAGTTACTGGTTCAACTTTACTTTGAGGTGTATTAATTGCACTTCCTTTCCATTCAAAATGCCAAGGTTCATTTGATACTGTTGAATACCAACCATACTGACCACCATATCTTCGGATCCATTGTTGTGCTCCTGGTGAACTAATATCAATTGCAATTCCCCAACCATGTGCAGAAGTTCCTGGTGGTGCAGCTCCTGGATTTGTTGGACTCCATGTTCCAAGTTCTTCCTCTAACTTTGCCTGTTCTTCATAAGTTCTATAAGCACTTGACAATTTAAAATATACTTTATTTCTGGCGGCGGCAGCTTTCATTTGCAAGTAAGATTCTGCTGCTGGAGCCCATAGTTTAAACCCATCACCTACATCTCTTAATTGATCTGGTTTTAATCTTCCATTTGAACCGTCTGGTTTAGTTTCTTGCTGCTCCTGTATCTCTTCACTAATAACCATTGAGGCAACACCAGTTCCCAAAAATGTCTGGAGAATTTCTTTATTAAAACTTGTTTCTTGAGCAATTTCTGCCTTTTGTTTTTCTTCCTGTTGTCTCCTTTCATCTATTCTTTCAAGATCAGTTTTTTGTATTTGATTTGTTCTTTGCAATTCCTTTTCAAGTTCATGAGAACGTTTTTTTAATTGTTTTAATAAAGATAAATTACTTTTAATTAGTTTAGATGTTTTAATATAATCATACTTTGTTTTATCAATAAAGACAGTGATATCTTGTACTCTATCTTTTACAATATCAATATCTTTACTAATGGTTTCCGCAGTTATTTTTGCCATATCTACGCTTGCTTAACAGCATTGAGATTGATTGCTGTTGCAATTGGATAAGGATCTTTAGGATTTGTTGCTGGAAGAATAGGAGCAGATGCATGAGATGTTGTTGGTGCTCCCCCAGTTCCTTCAGGAATTGTTGGTGATTTAGTTGGAGCATTTAATAATGCTATTTGTGGTGACATGGCTTTGCCACCAGTTTCTTGTGCTAAAACTTGAGCATTTAATTTTTCTTGCTGAACACTAATCATAGTTCCTGGGGAAGATATTTGTGCTACTTGTGGTGGATCACCTGTTGCCCCTCTGCCTTTCATTTTGCTTGATTGATTACCAAGATCCTTAAATTTATCAAACGTATTAATTGTGTTTAATCTTTCTAATGATTTTTCTTCTTTGTTTGCAGGGTTTTCAAAATTTATTGTAAAATCCTTTGATGCATCTGCTGGTGTTGCAAAAGATTTTTTCAAATATGTTTTCATCGCTGGCTCAGACAGTGCATAATCAACCTGACCTTTCCAATCTTTTGCCCAATCTGTGCCTACAGATTTAAACATTGTTTGAGCACGTCCACCACCCAAATTAAATTGAAACAATCCAAAAGAATTAGGTTTTCCATTTTCATAATCTCCCATTGCACCAGAATCAAATCCAGATTCATGTTCAATGTTGTTTAATATTCCAACTGCATGTGTATGACTAATGCCTTTTGAAATTAAATAATGATATATTTCTTGGGCTCGTACTGGATTAGAAATAGGCTCTCCACCAATAAATTGATTTAAATCTTCTTCATCTTTCCCCCGCATCATTCCAGATATTCCAACACCAAAACCCAAAGCCGAAATTAGCGTACCCATTTGACGCTCTTGTTCCATTTCAGCTTGACGTTGCTGCCCTCTTTCTTCAGCTGCTTTAATTATGTCTTGTGTTGTTGCTTGCAATGCTTGCAATTTAGTAGCTTTAGAAATCTCAGAGCTTCTTTGTTGTTCTTCTTTTACTGATTGTCTTGCTTCAATATTTCTACCTTTTATATCACCAAGTATTAGAGAAAATAATCCTGAGAGTTGTGAAGTTAATAAATCAACTCTACCAGTTAATCCATCAACTAATGATTGCAATCTTATCTTTTCTGGATCTTCTTTTAATTGATCTTCCTCATCATTTATATCTATTTCAGTTTTAATAATTCTAAGAAGTCTAGATAAATCATCTCCACCAGAATAGACAGCTCGTGTTCTTTGCACACTTGCAGCTGGAGATGCAGCACCTTCAATTACTGCTTCTCCAGCACCAAAAAACTTACTTGCGTCTATAGCCTTTGGGGATTCTTCATCCATTTTGTTTTTCTGCTTCCTTTTCTTCTATGTATTGTTTTAGAAGTTCAAGATAGGTTTCTCTTTCCCAAGGAATCATATTTTCTATTTCAGTAAGAGAATACTTATGAACTTGCATTAGCGCAAAGTTGATCCTGAAATATGTTTCAAGATCTTCTTTGGCTAGGGCTAGCCGAAAAAATCAGTTAAACCCTCCAGAACGATACTATTCTCTTTTCCAGTGTTAGGATTGACTACTTGTAATGTATGACTCAACTTAGGCATTGTTTTAAAGAACTGTTCAATTTTTTTATATTGCTTGGGAGTTAACTTCTCAACATAATCAATCAGTTCTTTTTCAGTACAGTCAGAAGCCATCCAACAATCTTCTTCATTATAAACGCTTTCCATACATGATGCAATAAGTTTTACAGATCGTTCTACATTCTCTGAAGACTTTTCTGAAACATCAAAGTTGTTTTCAATAAATTGATTTAAAGATGGATATTTCATTTGCCAATGATATCCATTTTCCATATCAATTTTATTGGTATGTCCCTCTAGATATTGAACTTGAATTTCATCTACAAATAATGTAACTGGAACTTCTGTTTCACCATCATCACCACAAGTGATTACAAGTTCAATAGACTCGCCAATAGATTTAGCACGAATATTTAAAAACAAGTATTCAATATCAAACGAAGGAAGTTCTTCAATTTTAATTCCTTTAGTGAGAATACAATTAGACAATACTTGTTTAATTGCGTCAGTAATTTGTTTTGGATTTCTAGATTCTAATGCAATGATTAAAACCTTTTCTTCCTTAACAAGGAATGGTCTATATTTGATCTTCTTTTTATTTGATGGAAGAGTCAAATCATATTGTGGAACAGTATATTCTGGTAATGGCATACTATAAGATCAGTTAAATTTATTTATTAGGCATTACCACGACCAAAATTGGTTGCATCTTGTGATCTTTGTCCAGGACCTTGTGTTTGTTGTGATGGTGTATTTCCACGTATAATTCCATTATTATAATATTCATTTGTCAATGTTCTGCTAAAAGGACTAGTATCAAATGGCTGTGCTCCAGAAAATTCTTCAAAACCTTGCAATGCATTTCCAGTTGGAACATCAGGAACTGTGATAGCACTATGATATTGTTTAACTGCGCTTAAGTTTCTTCTAATGATATATCTACTATAGTTAAAGTTAACAGTAAAAGTTAAAATTTCACTTGCCTGATAGCTTACAGGAGAAACAATAATGTTGGATGGATATGCTTGAATAAATTCATAGCTTAAATATCCACTATTATAACTTTGAATTGTAGTATCATTAACTCGTGTTGTTGTATTTAAATCTTTCTCAAACTTAGTAACAAGAATTCTTTGGCAATAAGTATTTGGATATCTAAACTTCATAAAATTATTTTCATTTCCAGCAACAGGATAATCCTGTCCTGCTTCTGAGGATGTAACAACTCCATCGCCTGAATACAATGGGTTAATAAAATTAATCCACTCTTCAAAAAATCTAATGATCCTATGATTATTGTCAACGTAAAAAGTCATCGTCAATTCGGGATACTGACGAAGAATAGGATATTTTTCAATTACTCCTTGCCTATTTCCAATCGTATCTGTTGTTTTAAAATTAGGACCAGGAAGAACTGTTCCAGCACATAACAGTTCAATTGCTTCAATCGGATCTAGACCATTGGTTGATGCAGTATCATATATTCCAGCAGCTCGCAACCAACTAACTAATCCAGCATTCCCTGCAGCTCTATCGCTTAATGGAAATGCTACCTTGTAGTAACTATTAAGAGATACCTTTGAAAAGGTATTCTTTACACTTTCTATTGGAAAATAAAGTCTTGTATTACTAGACACAAGCTAAATATTTGGGGTATCTATACTATGTATATGTATTATCAAGGGAAATTTTCGCCCAAGAATTATCAAAAGTATAAAGGAGATCCTACAAATATATTTTATAGGTCTTCCTGGGAGTTAGTTTTCATGAAATACTGTGATGAGAATTCAAATGTTTTGGAGTGGGGAAGTGAAGAGATTGTAATACCTTATCGTTCTCCATTGGACAATAGATATCACAGGTACTTTGTGGATTTTTATATTAAAGTCAAAGAAAAAACTGGAGTTGTAAAAAAATATTTGATTGAGATTAAACCAAAGAAACAAGTTATTGGCCCTGTCCAAAATCCTAAAAGAAAAACTCAGCACTGGAAAAAAAGTGTTTTTGAGTATGCAAAGAACACTGCTAAATGGGAGGCTGCAAAAGAGTGGTGTGAGGACAGAATGATGACATTCAAGATTTTGACTGAAGAGGATCTTGGATTATGAAGCCATCAGAAATAATCAAAGATGAAGTTAAAAAAAGATTAAAAGGACAATTTCAAACTCAAGATTGGTATCGAATGAGATTGTTTGAAGAGTTAAATGTTGTTCAAAAAAATTATGATGTTAGTGATAATCTAGATACTTTTGGTTTGGAAGTTGGTAAAGTATACTATTTTAATTACGTTGCAAAGTTTCCAAATCGTTATCCATACTATGATAGATTTCCTTTAGCTATTATTTTAGGTATTGACACTAAGACTGGTTTGATTCTAGGCGGAAACTTTCATTATTTAAATCCATCTATTCGTGGAACATATGCACTGAATGCATTAAAAGCAACAAACGTTTTGCCAGATAAATGTCTTCATTCATATTACCCTCAAGGTATCAATGATATTAACAGAGTTCCTGATGAAGATGTGAAAGGATGTGCTGAGTTTATAACCGAGTATTTTGTCAATAAATACAATCAACAAGTAAAAAATAGTAGAGTTTGGGCGGCATAATTAATGTCAGTACAACAATCTGGTACACAACAATTTATTGTTAGAGATGCGGTAGGACAATACTATACGGTATATACTGATTCAAACACATCTGGTAAAGTTGTATCGGTCATCAATAATTCAACAAGTGAAACTTTAACAAGACAGCAAAGTTCATCATTATTAAATAGTTTAATAATTAGTGATTCTTTAAATAAACAGTTTAGAGCTGCTGGTGGTGTTCATAAAGAATATACAAGCGCAAATAATGTTTTAGCTCCACAGGCACAGTTTGATTCGGAAAGCACTAAGCTTGATAAAGCAATTGCAAATGTTAGCGCCACAGAAAGATCTAATGGGGCTGAATTCCAAGGAAGAAATTTACAAAATATTAATTCATTAGTTGGTAAAAGTCAACCAAAAACATCTGGTGTAATAGTGTTCCCATCAGATTTGATTGTAAAGTCTGAATCTGGAGGAGTAAAATATTCTCAAGACACCATAAGAATCAAAGCATTAAAATATGTTCCTCCGCAACAAGATTTCTTAGAAGGTGTTTTTAATACTGGAAGTTTGTTTACTGAAGGAACAGTATCAAATAATCAAGAGTTTGATAGTTATCAGCAATTAAATGCGTTAATAAAAAATTATGATCAACGTGGAGAGGTTATCTTACCAATGCCATTGGCAGTAAGAGATGCTGTAGGTGCAGAGTGGGGAATTGATACTGTAAATGCATTAGCACTTGGTCTTTACAGTTCTATTCGGAACAAGTATGAAATGGATCCTACAGGAATGGGGACTCTCTTAAGATCTGGATTTAAACAATCTTCAAATTTAGAAGCTTGGGCATCATTAGCATCAGCATATGGAAGTGCTGGAGATGGTGGGCAAATAAGAACTCAAGTATTAAACAATTTAACCCGCGACATTCTTGCTAGTTTAGGACCAGATTTTAAAGTTGATCCTTTAGCTGCATTAGCAAGATCAACTGGTAGTGTTGTAAATAATAATGCTGAGCTGTTGTTTAGAGGACCTAAACTAAGATCATTTGATTGTGCTTGGAAACTTTCACCGAGAAGTGCTGAGGATTCTTTAAGAATTCGTAAAATGATTCGTTGGTTTAAAATAAATAGTTTACCTTATTTAAGTCAAACGGCAATCTTCATGGAGACACCTAATGTGTTTGCCGTTCAATATACAAAAGCAAACAATGAAAGAAATGAGGCATTACCTCAATTTAAACTCTGTGCTCTTGTAGACTTTCGTGTTGATTATGCTCCCGATGGAGTTGGTTGGGCAGCATATGAAGATGATTCTCAACCAATCACCAGTTTAATTATAGCAACTTTCCATGAACTGACTCCACTATTTGCTAATGAATACGCAAAAGTTCCAGAAGGTAGTGTAGGTTACTAATGTCTTACTTCAGATACTTACCCAATGTATATTATCCTTCTCTTAGAAATGAGAGGACATCATCTGGTGACTATACACTGATTAAAAACATTTTTAAACGTGCCAAAATTCGTGATGATGTAGCCAGTATCTTTACTGCATTTAATCAGTATTCAATTGTTGGAGATGAAAGACCTGATAACATAGCAGAACGAGTTTATGGTAGCGCCAAATATGATTGGATTATCTTAGTTACAAACAACATTCAAAACATAAAAGAAGACTGGCCCCTCAGCCAAGCAGATTTAAATTTATATCTTAATCAAAAATACACTCCAGAAGAACTCGCACAGATTCATCACTACGAAACTACTGAGGTTGTCACAAGTTCTGGTGCAGTAGTCATGCCAGCAGGAGTTGTTGTAGATGCAGACTTTGTTGTTAGTTATTCTGATCAAGATACATGGAAGCAAAATAATGCCTGTGTAATTTCTGTGTCAAACTTTGAATATGAACTTAGAAAAAATGAAGAGAAAAGAAATATCTATTTACTTAAGCCAGACTACATTAGTGTAATTGAAAGAGATTTAAGATCTGTACTTGCCAATGAACCTTCATCTGAATACGTGGATGCTAAAACGTTGAAGACATTCAATCCTAGAAGAGCATAAAAAAGGGGGCATAAGCCCCCAATTTTTTTAGAACTCTTCAGCGAGTCGTTGGAAGTAACTCAGAGCATCATCATCGTCATCATCAGAAGAGGACGAAGCACTTCGACTCGGAACTCCACCAGACTTTCCCGCAGACACTTCTTCTTGAGTAGGAGCAGGGCTGCGATAATCATCTTCATCTTCAAAAGATTCATCAACTGCAGCAGGAGCAGAAGTGGTCTTTCCAAGAACAACATTCAGACGATCCTTCAGTTGATCGTAGGATTTGAACTGATCATCTGCAACAATCTGGGCAAGAGAATACTCTTTGTTCCAAATAGCTTCCAGAGCATCATCGTCATCGAGAAGAGCAGAAGGACGAGCAAACTCAGAGCTATCGTAGTTCCAATAGCCAGCAACCTTCTTGATCTTCAGTTTGAAGTCAGCACCTTGCCAAAAGTCAAAGGGGTTCAAGGGCTCTTCATCTTCAAACTCAGGCTTCATTGCGGCTTGGATCTTGTCAAAGATCTTCTTACCGTACTTATACAGGAACACACGACCTTCGTTTTCAGGATTAGCAGGATCCTTCACGACATAAATGTTGCTATAGTAAGAGAGCTTACGCTTACGACCACGAGCAATTTCTTTGTTGGCATCAGAACCACTGTTCCAAAGGAGGCTGTTTGCTTCGCAGATGGGGCACTTACCACCAACGCTAGTGAGGCAATTGTCAATCAACCAACCACCAGTTCCTTGGAAGGCATGGTTGTACATTTTCACCCAAGGAATATCTTCTCCATTGGGGGCGGGAAGGAAGCGAATAACTGCATAGCCATTACCAGTTTTGTCTACTTCAGGCTTCCAAAGGCGTTCATCAGAATTGGAAGCACTGCTATTCAGTTTTTCAACTTCTTTTTGAAGTTTGGCAGTCAAGCTGCCAAGGGAGGATTGTTTCTTAAGATTAGAAAAAGACATCGGATAAATCGGATAGGTTGGATGTGGTCTTTGTTAGTCTAACAGCGTCAGCGTTGTTTGTCAAGCGACGCTTCCATGTTGTCAATTTTGTTTTGTAGGAATTTAAAAATTTCCAACATGGTCAGGTTTGCGGGAATGCCCATTCTGACAGCCACAGATTTCATTCTGTCAATCATTGATCTGGCATCGGGATCATCGGACAAAGAAAATCTCATGTATAAGATCTTCTGTTTTTCAAAAAGATCTTTTAATAATTGGATGTGATATTTCTTTTGTTCGTAATCATAATTTGGATATGCCAAGGTGCTCTGCAGAATTCTTTGTTGCAAAGCACCAATGGTTGCAATTTCCTCTTTGACTATTTCAGAGTCAAAGAAATCACTCATCTTCCTTAGCAGCTTCTGCAGGGACTTCTTCTTGAGGTTGTTCTGCTGGTGCTTCAGGAAGTGTTACACCATTGCTTGTCAGGTACTCAATAATACCTTGAAGCTTAAGAGCAAGTTCTCTCTTCTCAGTCAGTTGAGTTTGAAGAGTTTGCATATCTTTCAAAAGATCAGCTTGTTGATCAACACAAGCTTTCAAATGTTGTTGTTGGTCATCCATGGATTACTTTCTCCTTTAGAATAGATTTAAAGTTTGTCGAATCGATGTTTAAGAACGGTCGATATTTTTTGATCTTCATACTATAAAACTCCCAGATGGGATCTGTCAATACCTTATCATAATCCTTAACATAATTTAGAATCATATCAAGAATCACAAGTGTCTCTATGGACACCTTATTTATCATGTGTGATTTGAGGAGACTGGAGTGATTACCGACATCACATTTAAGAACATCATCAAGTTTATATCCTTCAAACAAATACGCAATGTCTTGTCTGAACTTATAAGTTAAACTTTCAGCTCTTGTTTTCCAAGCTTCATAATACTCATTGCCAGAATTAATGATTTCTCCAATCCAAAGTTTCTGAGGATTATCACATTCAATAAAACTGGCAAGAAAGTATTCTTTTATCTCTTGATCATCTTTTTGTCTCGACATCTTTTCAAAAAAATATCGATCCTTTCTTTTGTAAAATGATTCTGCGGTTGCTCTAGTTTTACCGCCGTATTTAAAGTAATCAAAACTTGGTTTTGAAAAATGATTTTTGAATGCTAGGTATGTTTTATAGCAATCAATGGGTGTCATATAGCAAGTTTTGCTTTAGAAGAACGGCGAAGATAGTTAAGTTCCATGGCTTCACATCTAATTCTTTCTTTTAAAGGCTTAGATAAAAGCTTTGGAACATTATCAATTTCAATGTTGTGTTGTTCACAATACTGAACGATAGCCTCAATGTAATTAAGGTTTCCAGTCTGAACAAAGCTTTCAATATCACTAGAAAACTTTGATTGATTTAAGAATTTGTTTTTTAATTCTAATTGCAAATCATTTGCTACTTCCATATTCGTTAAGTTTGTCGTGTACAAATTGGTTAATATACTTCTTTAGTAATATAATATACTCCTTTTTGTCTCGTTTGTCAAACACTTTCGTTTCACCGTCAGGTGTTACCATGATTGTGATTAATTTCTTAACCACATTTTGTGTCATCTCATAATACATGCAAGCGTAAGCAACCTCTTGCACAAAATACTGTTGGATCCAGGCTTCAGGTTTGATCTTCTTTGATGTTTTGAAATCGATGATTGCAAGCTCTCCTTCATATTCAGCGATGCAATCTACTCTACCAGCGATACCAAGCACATCACTGTACAAGCATTTTTCAATAGCATGAATATTATTTATCTTATCAAGATAAGGTTTTGCTGCGTCAAACATGAATTCAATTTCTGAACTTTCATGTTCTACAATTTTATTCTCAAGGTAATCTTGTGCTGATTTATGGAAAGAAGTACCACGAGTTGTTGATTCTTTAATTACACGATCAGCTTCTTTGTCTCCAACCTTGGCTCGCCAGTCTTTAAAGACTTGACGATTGTAATGAGAAGTAATTGAAGTAATCGATGGGTATAAGTTCCCTGTAGTTGGAGACGGATAGTAACGATTACCATCCACATAAGTTGTCTCCAACTCAGCAAAATTAATATCAAGATGAGTAAACATTAGAAACCTAGTGCCAATTTGTTAACGATGTAGGATTTAACGAGACCAGATCTGACAATATCTTCAACCCCAAATTCAATACAATCAAACTCGGGCATAGCCATAAGAATTTTGGTGAAATCAATGATACCATTTCTTTCATTTGTCTTAATCAAATCAGATTGAGTTGCATCACCACAGAACATGATCTTACAGTTTTCACCAACACGGGTGATGATCGAATCAAGTTCATGGAAATTAAGGTTTTGACATTCATCAATTAGAAGAATGGAGTTGTCAAAAGTTGTGCCACGAATAAAGGAAGTAGACCAAAAAGAAATTGTCTCTTGTGTTTTAAGATTGCCCT